AAACCAAAATATTATGCTATGTATGGAGGGGCAACAGGAGAATCTGACACTACTTCAGGGCGTATTACTTTAGCACCAACTCCAGATCAAGCATATAAATTTAGAGTTCATTTTAATAAAAGACCTGCTACTTTAGAATCTGGTAATCAAACTAATTATATAAGCTTAAACTTTCCAAATGGTCTATTATATTGCTGTTTATCAGAAACATATGGTTTTTTAAAAGGCCCCATAGATATGTTGACTTTATACGAAAATAAATATAAACAAGAAGTACAAAAGTTTGCTAACGAACAAGTTGGTAGAAGACGAAGAGATGACTACACAGATGGTGCTATTCGTATTCCAATAACTTCAGCAAACCCATAGGAGAAAAATTATGGCAATAACATCGGCAGTATGTACAAGTTTTAAAGTAGAACTTTTAAAAGGAGTTCATAACTTTACAGCAACAACAGGTAATACTTTTAAAATTGCATTATTTACAAGTGATGCAACTTTAGGAGCTTCAACAACAGCTTATTCAACTTCAAATGAAATTACTAATTCATCTGGAACTGCTTACACAGCAGGCGGAGCAACTCTTACGAGTGTAACTCCGGTAGCATCAAGTACAACTGCGGTATGTGATTTTGCAGATGTAAGTTATACTTCAGCAACTTTTACAGCTAATGGATGTTTAATATATAATGATTCAGCTTCAGGAGACCCTGCATGTGTGTCCGTTGCATTTGGTGGAGATAAAACTGTAACTAGCGGAACATTTACGATTCAATTCCCAACAGCAGACGCTACAAACGCAATCATACGATTAGCCTAAAGGAGTAACGACGTATGTCCGTTACTAGAACCTACACAGTAACGGTGGTCAGCACCGGTGGTGGTAATAAATATTTTATAGATGGAGTACAACAAGATACTTTAACTTTAGTTGAAGGTGGAACTTTTAAATTTGATCAATCTGATAGTTCCAATGATCTTCATCCTCTTAGATTTTCTACAACAAGCGATGGTACACACTCAGGCGGAAGTGAATATACTACTGGAGTTACGACCAGTGGAACACCAGGACAATCTGGAGCTTATACACAAATTGAAGTTGCTTCAAGTGCACCAACTTTATATTATTATTGTAGTAATCACAGTGGAATGGGAGGACAAGCAAATACTGTTGATGAAGATGTATGGGGAGCAGGCAATTGGAGTGCTAATCTTTGGGGAATAAGTTCTGCTTTTACCGTTGGCTGGGGTGCAAAAGCTTGGAATGATGGTGAATGGAGTCAACTTTCTGATGAAACACTTACACTTACAGCACCTAGTGCAATAACTTCATCTGTTGGATCTGTTGAAGCTTTTCCTTTACAAGGTTGGGGTTCAGATTCATGGGGAGACGAAAACTGGGGAGAGTCTTCATTAGATGTAGAATTAACAGCACCTGATGCAATTACATCTAAAGTTAGTGTTGGTTCTGCTTGGGGTGATGATACTTGGGGAGAAGAACAAGGTTGGGGACAATTTGTTTTAAACCCTGCAGATGTCATGGGAGTTTCAGGACAAGTTTCTACTTCTGGTGTTGGTTCTGTTTCATTCACAATAGATTCTACTTTTACATTAACTGGTGTAAGTGCAACTTTATCTGTTGGATCAATAGACCCTACTCAAGAAATTGTAGGATTAACAGGACAAGCAACAACATCTGCTGTTGGAAGTATTTCTCCAGCTGATGTTGTAGGAATCTCTGGTGTATCTGCTACTAGTGCATCCGGTAGTATAAGTATTAATTCAAGTCCAGTTATTATTCCTACTGGTCAAGCAATAACTTCATCTGTAGGATCAATAGATCCTTTAGCAATTGTTCAAGGTTTAACTGGTCAAGCAATAACTTCATCTGTAGGATCATTATTACCAGCAGATGTAATAGGATTAACAGGTGTTTCTGCAACAGCTTCAGTAGCTACATTTGGATCATCAACAGGCTTTGGAATTCAAGCATATCAAGCTGTTGACACAGGTTCAAATATTTCGTATTCTAATGTTGCAACAGGAACAGATATAACATATAGTGACGTCGCATAGGAGATAAAATTATGGCATCTACATACACAGGACTAGGGGTAGAATTACAAGCAACAGGTGAAAACGCTGGAACTTGGGGAACAAAAACTAATACAAATTTACAAATCATAGAACAAATTTCAGGTGGCTTTACACAACAAGCTGTATCAGATTCAGGTGATACAGATCTTTCAGTAACAGATGGTGGAACTGGTGCAACTCTTGCACACAGAATGATAGAATTTACAGGATCATTAACCGCTGGAAGAAATGTAACTATACCTATCGATGTTCAAACTTTTTACTTTTTAAAAAATTCTACAAGTGGATCACAAAACGTAACATTTAAATACGTTTCAGGATCCGGTAATAGTGTAGCTGTTGCTCCTTCGTCTACTAAAGTTGTATTTGCTACAGCAAATGATGGTACAAATCCTGACATACTTGAGTTACCAGCTGGAGATGTAACACTAACAGGCACAGAAACTTTAACAAACAAAACTTTAACTAGTCCTAAAATTGGTACTTCTGTTTTAGATACTAATGGAAACGAGTTAGCTTTACTTACAGCTACAAGTTCAGCTGTTAACGAATTTACAATTGCAAATGCTGCTACAGGAAATGATCCAACATTATCAGCAACTGGTGGTGATACAAATATTGATATAGCCATTAAGCCAAAAGGGTCAGGAGAAACTGTATTTGGATCAGGTGCAGGAAATGCCACTCTAACTACAAGTGGAGCACATGATTTAATATTAGATACTAACTCAGGAACAAACTCTGGAACTATTACAATTACAGATGCAGCTAACGGAGATATAACTATTGCCCCTAATGGAACTGGACAAGCTAAAGCAGTGGATGCTGCTGATGCTACAGGTGCAATTAAAATTGCAGGAAAAGAAACTATCTGGATTCCAGCGGTTGCAATGTATCCTAATACAACAAGTGGTTGTGCTGCTCTTGCACAAGTAGAATTATCAAATGGTCCAGAAATTAAAGTATTAGATTTTGACAAAGACTCTGATGAGTTTGCACAGTTTGCTGTTGCTTTTCCAAAATCATGGAATGCAGGCACAGTAACTTTTCAAGCATTTTTTACAGCTACTTCAACAGACACAGGAACGACAGCATGGGGACTATCTGGTGTAGCCTTAGCTGACAACGGTGATTTAAATACAGCTTTTGGAACACAAGTTGTTGCCACAGCAAAAGCACATAGTGGAACTTCAAATGATTTAGATGTTGCAGCTGAAAGTGGAGCAGTAACAATAGCAGGATCACCTGCTGCAGATGAATATGTTTTCTTTCAACTATCAAGAGACGTTTCAGCTGATGATTTAAATGCTGATGCAAGATTACTTGGAATTAAACTATTCTTTACTACAAGCGCCGCTAACGACGCGTAAGAGATATAGAATATGAGAGAAATTAAAAATAAACTTACAACCGGTAAGAACACAAAAAACACACAATCAAGAAAAGCTAAGTCTTTTGGTTATCAAATTTTAGGATTTGGTTCTGGAGGCGGCTTACCAGTAAGATCTTTAGTAGCGGACATGATGGTTATTGGTGGTGGCGGTGGATCAGCTATTGCACCCTCTCCAGGAGGAGGTGGTGGAGGCGGAATGGTATTTATTCCTGCTTCAGATATGACTCCACATTTTACCACAGTTGTGGGAGATTTAGACATAACGATTGGAGGCGGCGGTGCTGGACAACGTTCACAGGGTAACGGTGATCCCGGTAGAGCAGAAATAACACCTGGAGGAAACACGACATTAGTCGATTCAGGGGGAAATGCTTTTACAGCTTTTAATGGAATTGGTGGAGGATCAGGGGGTGTAAGTGCACCTACATTTAATCCAACTTATAGTATACCAGGGGGATCAGGTGGCGGAGGAAAAGGAGAAAGTGGAAGTCCAGGAGCAACTAATCCAGGAGGAAGCACTACTCAAGCACCAGGGATGCCCGCACCTTTACAACCATTCGGTTTCGGTAATGCTGGAGGAAATGGAACTTCTTGTGGCGGAAGTCCAAGTCGACATGGCGCTGGTGGTGGCGGGGCTGGGGGATCAGGAAATCCTTCAGGTGGATCTGCAAATGGTGGTAATGGAAAATCAGTAACACCATTATTTGGATCAGCACCACAACCTTATTATATTGCAAATGGATCAAACGCAGGCGCATCCGCTTGTGGAGTTTTTGGTGGAGGTGGCGGTGGAGCACAAGATCCACAAAGAGCTTCAGGGGGAGGCGGCTCATCAGGGGGACCTGGGGGCGGCGGAAATGCACCCGATTCACCGGGTCAAACCGGAGATGGAATTACAAACACGGGAGGTGGCGGAGGAGCCGGACGTGATCCTAACCCACCACAAAGTAGAAACTACCTTACACTTGGTGGTAATGGGGGTTCTGGATATGTTTTAATTAAAGTTCCTTCATGTCATGCAGGAGCTTTTGCTGCTTCACCTGGATGTAATACGGTAACTACTCAGCCAGATGGTACTAAAGTTGCAGCATTTAAAGTTTCTGGAACTTTAGATTTAACATAATATTGCTTTTTATATAAAATTTTGTATAACATTCTAATAAAGAATGAATTTTTCAAATTATTATTATTACTTTCAAAATATAGTTCCTCACAGAATTTGTGATGACATTATTAGATATGCAAAATCTATTCAAGATCAAATGGCTGTTACAGGCGGCTATGCTAAACAAATAGAATCTAAAAAAGGATTAAATACACAAGAAGTTAAAGATTTAAAAAAAGCTAGAAATTCTGATATTGTATGGTTAGATGAAAAATGGATTTACAAAGAGATACATCCACTTGTTCGGGAAGCAAATATAAAAGCAGGGTGGAACTTTCATTGGGATTGGTCTGAACATTGTCAGTTTACAAAATATAATAAAGGACAATTTTATAATTGGCACTCGGATGCTTTTGATACACCTTATGATAAAGGTAAAGACCACCCTTGGACAGGAAAAATAAGAAAACTATCTGTGTCTGTTTCATTATCAGATCCAAAAAATTATAAAGGTGGAGATTTAGAATTTGATTTTAGAAATGTTGAAACTGGTAAAAAACCAAATATAAGAAAATGTAAAGAACTATTACCTAAAGGAAGTATTGTGGTATTTCCTTCTTATGTATGGCACAGAGTTACACCAGTTACGAAAGGAACTAGATATAGTTTAGTATTATGGAATTTAGGGTGGCCATACAGATAAAAGATAATTTTATACCTGAGAAAGAATTTAAAGAAATACAGGAAATGCTTTTAGGTTATGGGTTTCCTTGGTTTTATAATGATTGTGTTTCTAACATAGATAAAGACGATTATTATTTTACACATATGTTTTATAAAGAACCAGGCATATTAAGTAATGGCTTTAAAGTTTTTGAAAATTTTTTAAAAAGAATTAATTGTAATAGTATTGTAAGAATTAAAGCAAATTTATATTTACAAACTTCAAAAATAATAAAACATGATTTTCACAAAGATTATAATTTTAAGCACAAAGGTTGTCTATTATTTATAAATGATAATAATGGTATAACTACTTTTAAAGAAGGAAATAAAAAAGTTAAGTCTAAAGCTAATCGAGTAGTGTTTTTTGACCCAAGTATAGAACATTGCAGCTCCACGTGCACTGATCAAAAAAGAAGAATAACAGTTAACTTTAATTATTTTTAATGACTAAACTATATAAAATAGATTCTTTTTATGCAAAAACTAAATATAAATATCATAAGTCTATAAAAGAAAAATTTTTAGAATTAATTAAACAAGCCCCTGCAGAGAAATATGAAGACATTGCTAGAACTGATTGGACTTACAAATCTTATAAAACTTATCAAAGATTTTTTGAATATCATTTTACAGAGACTATAGAAAAAATAGGTAAAAAATTTAAAGCATCTGAAGCTGTTCTTAAAACTTTATGGTTTCAACAATATCGTACAAACGATACTCATACATGGCATATTCATAATAACACAAGTTATTCTAATGTTTATTTTTTAGAACTACCAGATACAGAATTTCAAACAGAATTTTTTAATATTTTAACTAATAAACCATATAAAAATTTTAAGTTAAAAGAGGGGGATATAGTAACATTTTCTGGAAACCTACCGCATAGATCTAAAAAAATGTTGTCTAAAAAAAGAAAAACATCAATTGTTTTTAACGTTGATTATCAAAAACTACATGTCAGATATTAATATACACGGAATATTTCCAACGCCAGTTTTTGAAAAACATTTAGATAGAGTGTTTACAAAAAAAGAAATAGATTTTGTTGAAAAACAAAAACATAAATGTGTTAAAAACTTAGGTAATACTTATACAGAGGATAAATATGTTTTAAATAAAAAATCATTAAAACATATTAAAAATTTTATTGAACACTCTTGTAATGAATATTTAATAAATGTCTTAAATCCAAAGAAAAGTATACAATTATATATTACTCAATCTTGGATAAACTATACCAACAAACAAGGTTATCATAAACCACATACTCATCAGAACTCTTTTATCTCCGGTGTATTTTATTTTAAAGCAAATAAAATAAATGATAAAATTACTTTTTACAAAAACGAACATCCTTTTATCGCTAATCAACCTAAAAAATTTAATGTGTTTAATTCAACTAGTTGGTGGGTTTCTGTTAAACCAGCTCAACTATTGATGTTTCCTTCTTCTCTTATGCATGGGGTTGATTTAAAAGAAGATGGCAACGAGAGAATAAGTTTAGCTTTTAATACTTTTTTAAAAGGAAGTCTTGGACATAACGATGATTTAAACGAGTTGATTCTATGAGCATAATGATTGTAGATAATTTTTTTAATAACTTTACTGAAATTAAAAGTTTGTGTGAAAATACTAAATTATATAATTTAAAACAATTTAATAAAAAATTTAAATCAAAAGAGAATTGGCCAGGAAAAAGAAGTGATGTTTTAAAAAAAACAAACCCTTTATTATTTAATAAATTTGTAAAACAACTACCAAATAAATTTCCACTATTATTATTTACTAGTAAAATTTTTTTAGATGTTTGTATTCATTTAAGATTAAAAAATGATAAGGAGGACTGGATACACACAGATCATGAATGTGGTGTTCACTATACTTTATTAGTATACTTAGCAAAGACGAACTTAAATTCTGGCACTTTATTTTATCAAGAAAAAGGTGATACTCCATCAATGACTGTAAAGTATATTCAAAACAGAGCAGTCTTATTTGATTCTTCAATTAGACATAAGTCTTTACTTAATTATGGAAATAGTATAAAAAATGGAAGACTAACATTAAATTGTTTTATAACTAAAATATGAAAGATAATAAATTTCCTAAAACTTTAAGCAGAGAAAATATATTTCCTACACCTATTTGGGTTGTAGACGAACCTTCTCATGTTAATAAATTTAATAAAGCAACAGATATTTTTATAAAAAAAGCTAAACGAAGAGATAAAAATCAAATTTATAACAAAAGAAACAAAGCGTTAAAAATAAAAGGAGATATCGGATCTGTTTATTTATCTGAATCTTTAATAAATGTTAAAGATTTTAAACCTTTACAAGACTACGTTTTGGCTACTTCACATAATTTATTAGAAGAAATGGGTTTTAGTTTAAAAGATTTTAAATTATTCATGACGGAAATGTGGGTTCAAGAATTTGCTAAAGATGGTGGTGGACATCATAGCTTACACACACATTGGAATGGTCACATATCTGCTTTTTATTTTTTAAAAGGCAGTGAAAAAACTTCAAGACCTATATTTGAAGATCCAAGACCAGGTAACCTCATGAATTTACTTCCATTAAAAGATGAACAAAATGTTGTTTACGGAACACATCAAATTAATTATGTACCTAAGCCTGGAAGATTTATATTTTTCCCTTCTTATTTGCCTCATTTATATACGGTAGATTTAGGAGTAGAACCATTTAGGTTTATACATTTTAATTGTCAAGCAATACCAAAAGGAGTCTTAAATGTCGTTTAAAAAAAATAAATTTAGTGTTTTAAAAAAAGCAATATCAAAAGAGTTGGCTAATTTTTGTTACACTTATTTTGCAAATAAAAAAAGAGTAGCTGAAATTTTATTAGATACAAAATACATATCCCCATTTACAGAGTATTGGGGAGTTTTTAATGATAAACAAGTTCCAAATACATATTCACATTATGCAGATTTAGTTATGGAAACGTTGTTACAAGAACTAAAACCTATTATGGAAAAACACACAGGTTTAAAATTATTAGAAACTTACTCGTATGCTAGATTCTATAAAAAAGGTGATATTTTAGCTAGGCATAAAGATAGATTTTCTTGTGAGATATCTACTACTCTTAATTTAGGTGGAGACCCTTGGCCTATATATCTTGATCCAACAGGCAAATTTGGTAGAGAAGGTATAAAAATTAATCTAGAACCTGGGGACATGTTAATATATTCAGGTTGTTTATTAGAACATTGGAGAGAAGAATTTAAAGGAAAAAACTGTGCTCAAGTTTTTTTACACTATAATAATGCTAAATCTAAAGATGCTAAGAAAAATCATTTAGATGGTCGACCATATCTAGGGTTGCCTAGTGATTATAAAAATGCTAGGATGAATAAAGTAAAAGGAAAAATATAATGGCACACTTTGCAGAACTTGATGACAATAATATTGTAATGAGAGTAGTGGTTGTTGGTAATGATATACCAACAGCTAATGGGCCATTAGGTGAAAACGATAAACATCTTGATGGTGAGGCATGGTGTAAAAAGTTTTTTGGTGGTGGAAACTGGAAACAGTGTTCTTACACTCATAGTTTTAGAAAACAATATCCAGGAAGAAACTATACTTACGATGCAGTTAAAGATGTTTTTATAATACCACAACTCTATCCATCTCATACTTTAAATTCTGATTCTGATTGGGAGGCACCTGTTGCCAGACCTGATGATTCAACTTTACCGACAGAGGAGATTGAAGGCACTGAGGGATCTTCTGCTTGGAGACTTCTTTGGGATGAAGAAAATTTAAGATGGACATGTATAAATGGTGCTAAGACTGAATTAAAAAGATGGGATCCAGACTCATCTTCTTGGGTCGATATTTAAAAATTTTAATGATAACATTAATGTTAGATAAGTTCTTGTTAGAAGAGGACTGTAATAAACTAATAGATTATTATAAAGACAACGAGTCAAAATCAGCTTATGGTTATCATGGTAATTTCCCTATTAAATTAAGTTCTGACAATGAACAGTTTAAACATTTTATAGATAATTTAAATTATGTGGCAAAAACTTTATCTAAGTCTCAAATAGATTGGATGGAGATTGTACGATGGCCAAAAAACTCATCTCAACAATATCATTGGGATGATGCTAGTCCATATACTACCTTATCTTCAATAGTTTTTTTAAATGATAACTATGAGGGAGGACAAACCAACTATCAAGAAGGCACTATTTTTAGACCTAAACAAGGAAGAGCTTTATTTTTTGATGGAAAACATTACAGACATGGTGTAAAAAAAGTAGAAAATGGAGAGAGATACACAGTAGCCACTTGGTATAAACTGCTTTAAAAACAACTAAAACAACTATATAGTGAAGCATTATGCTACAAAAGATAGGATTTCAACCGGGAATTAATAAACAAATAACACCTACGGGAGCGGAAGGGCAATGGACCGACTGTGATAATGTAAGGTTTAGATACGGTACACCTGAAAAAATAGGAGGTTGGAATCAATTAGGCAATGCGAATGAAAATGAGCTTACAGGAGCAGGGCGTGGTCTACATCATTATGTTAATAGTTTAGGTAGAAGATACGCAATTATTGGTACAAACAGAATTTTATATGCATATTCTGGAGGTGTTTTTTATGACATACACCCTATTAAATCTACAACAACACTTACTAGTGCATTCAGCACAACCAACGGATCACCAACTGTTACAATAACTTTTTCAACAGGTCATGGTATTAATCCACAAGATATTATTTTATTAGATAATTTTACTACAATAAGTAATTCTAATTTTAGTGCATCTGATTTTGATAATAAAAAATTTATGGTAACATCAGTTCCAACCACTGAGACAATTACTATTACAATGCCATCAAATGAAACAGGATCTGGTGCAACTACATCAGGTGGTATTAGAGTTCAACATTACTATACTGTAGGTTCAGCTGTGCAAGAAAAAGGTTTTGGTTGGGGATTAGGATCTTGGAGTGGAGAAGCCTCAAACGCAGTAACGACAACTTTAAATGGAGCTTTAGGTGATAATGCATTTGGAACAGGTGGGTCTGGAACTTCTATTATTTTAGCAGATGCCACACAGTTTCCTAGCACAGGGACTAATTTTATAAAAGTAGGCACAGAAGAAATATCTTACACAGGGGTTACAGGGGGTACTACTTTAACCGGTATTACAAGAGCTGTTAGAGGAACAACAAGAGCTGCTCATAGTAGTGGTGCAACCGTAACCAATACTACAGACTTTGTTGCATGGGGAGAAGCCGCATCTGGTGACTTAGTATTAGAGCCTGGAATGTGGTCATTAGATAATTTTGGTGATAAAGCTATTTGTTTAATTCATGATGGTTCTGTGTTTGAATGGGACTCTGGTTTATCAAATGCTACAGAAACAAGAGCAACTATTATATCAGGTGCACCAACTGCATCACGTCATATGTTAGTATCTACTCCTGATAGACACTTAGTGTTTTTTGGTACAGAAACAACAATAGGTAATCCAGCAACACAAGATGATATGTTTATAAGATTTTCAAATCAAGAAGATATAAACACATATACTCCAACAGCAATCAATACAGCTGGCACACAGAGACTGGCCGACGGATCACAGATCAGAGGAGCAATAAGAGGTAGAGATGCAATCTATGTTTGGACTGATACTGCATTGTTCACTCAACGTTTTGTTGGTCAACCATTTACTTTTGCCTTTGCACAAGTTGGAACTAACTGCGGACTTGCTGGACAAAATGCATGCGTTGAAGTTGACGGTGCTGCTTATTGGATGTCAGAGAATGGTTTTTTTAGATATGCAGGTAAATTAGAATCTTTACCATGTTTAGTGGAAGATTTTGTGTTTGATGATATAAATATAGAATCTGGTAACCAAATGATATCTGCAGGATTAAATAATTTGTTTGGCGAAGTAATGTGGTTTTATCCACAATCAACATCAACTGTTGTTAATAGAATGGTTTGTTATAATTATTTTGATTCATCTCCACAAAGACCTGTTTGGACTGTAGGGTCTCTTTCAAGAACTATGTGGCAAGATTCAGCCGTATTTACCAAACCACATGCTTTAGAGTATGACGCTGCAACTGATACATCATTTGATGTTGTTGGAAATACTGAAGGTAAAACAAGATATTATGAACATGAAACAGGAACAGATCAAAATAGAAATGGTACTATTACGGCCATTACTTCAAATATTTTATCTGGAGATTTTGATATTACTCAAAGAATAATAGGTAATCAACAAACAGGGATAGCTGACACTAGAGGAGATGGTGAGTTTTTAATGAAGATAAGAAGATTTATACCTGATTTTATAGCTCAAACTGGTAATACACAAGTTACGTTAGAATTAAGAGATTTTCCAAACGATGCATCAGCAAGCTCTTTACTTGGACCATTTACAGTTGACTCAACTACAAAAAAAGTAGATACAAGAGCTCGTGCACGTGCTATAGCTTTAAAAATATCTAATACAACAACTAATCAAAGTTGGAAGTTAGGAACATTTAGGTTAGACATACAACCGGACGGTAGACGATAATGACAATAGATAAAAAAATAAATTACGTAAATCAAGATGGATATAAAAATTATATTAAAAATTCTGATTCTGTAACTGTACCCAAAGAATTTAAATCAAGAGAAGATGCTACACCAACAAAATTAGCATACATTACAAAGGATGAAGCTAAAATGTTGAAGAAAATGAAAAAAGGTACACCGCACAAAGGACCATCAGGTATTCCTAGTTATGATGACTATGATGCATCAACTGGTGGATATGGAACTGCAACAGCTGGATCACAAATGAGTGGATTTGAAACAGGTAATCCAAATGAATCTTCTAGAGCAGATGCAAGATCTTTAGGTCTTAGTCCTAAAGATGTAGCAGACATTAGAGGAGGAGCGTTAAGAGCAGGAGCTGGTCAAACAGTTAATGCTGGATTATTTGGTAATCCAAACAGACCAGGTATTAATGTTCCAAGAGGATTTAATGCTGGTACAGGTATATTAAGTGGTTTATTAGGATTAATTAATCCAGCTGTAGGTTTGTTTGCAAAAGGATTTGGTTTCTTGGCTAATAAAGCACAAGATTTAAGGGGATACAATCCAGATGGTTCTCCTAGAACTCAAGAAGAGTATGAACTTGATCAATTAAACCAAAGAAATATTAACAGATTAGATAATTTATACGACAGGAAATTTTCAGGAAAAAATTTTAGTCAAAAAAATATTGATATGTTAGAAGCCATGGGTGTTACGACATCAAAAGGTAATATTAAATCAGCTATTGATAGAGATTTACAAATTAATCCAGAGATGCCACAGTTTGCAACAAGTTATTTACAAAGTATATCTCAACCCAATATACCTACAGGTATAATGAACACTATGGCTATTGATAGATTTCAACCTAGTTATAATACTTTTGGTATTCCTGATCTTACAGGTAACTTTACATCTTCTGATGGGTTAGGAATTTACGATGGCTAAGATAGTACAGATAATAACTAGACCATCAAGAGAATATAACTTGCAGACAGCAGAAGCTCAAGTAAGAGATCTTGATGCAATTGTTGAAAAATTAAACTCAACGTTTCAAGAAGATTTAAAAGAGGAAATAGAAGCGTTTAACTTTTTTGCTAATTAATGGCTAATCAATTTAAATTTGTAGGAAT